AGTATCTTTAGGTGAGACCGTAATTCGTCAGAACGAATTGATGTCAGAAATTTCAGATATGAAGGTTGAGTATGCAAAGGAGGAAGACAAGCTAGTTAAGAAATATGGCGAAGACGCTGTAATCAACATACAAACAGGAGAAATAAAAAAAGAAAATGGGTAAGATTAGCAATTATGGTTTTGATTCCACGGTATCAACCACTGACTTTGTAATAGGAACAGACGCACAAGACTCGAATAACACTAGAAATTATTTGATTGGCGATATATTGGCATTAGTTCCTGATGTAGAGTGGGGAGATATTATTGGAACTTTGTCTGACCAAACTGACTTGCAGAACGCACTGAATGCGAAACAAGACGTTTTGGTTAGTGGAACAAACATTAAGACCGTAAATTCTACGACATTACTTGGAAGTGGAAACTTAGATGTCCAGGAAGTACTTGTTAGCGGAACAAACATTAAGACTATAAATGGAAGTTCTATTTTAGGTAGTGGAAACTTATCCATACCTAGTGAATCTTATGTTTATCAGGTAGGTTCTGTTAGTCTAAACAATCAAATTCCTTCAGCTCAAAATACTGCTCTTCAGGTTTCGTTAGGACCTGCTGTTTCCAATGTAAATGTTGATGTTCAGGTAGGAGGTACTGTTACTTTTTTGACTGCAGGTAAGTATATTTTAAAATTATTTGTCAACGCAGGTAGAGAGGGTTCAATTTCTGGTGCTTCTGTTGTTGCTTGGAGAACAATGTTTAATTCATCTCAGTATGGTGAGCTAAGGTCGTTTATTCTTGAGTCTACTGACTCTTATAAGCAAGAAGAGGTTGATTTTTTCATTGATGCATCAGTTGGAGATAGATTTGCGGTTCAGGTTATGGACGACTCTATTGGGGTTGATGATAACTCTGGTTTTTATCAGACTCCTATTACATGGGGGGAAGTTCCTCCTTCTAGCGTACAAATATGGAAACAAGAATAATATGAATATTAGAAAGATTTCAATAGGACCTGATTATAAGGGAGGGGCGATGCACTACATTGTAGGACAGGAAGTACTTGGAGGAAACTATAAGATTCACTTGATACAATCAGATTCGGAAAAACAGGCAATTAAGATATGGATAGAAAATGAAGAAGGCATTGTGCTATGGAAGGAATTTACCTCAACAATGCCAATATCCATTGAGTACAATATAAACTTTTAATGATGAGCGAGGAAGAAAGAAGATTACTAGAATTAAAAATTGAAGAGTTAAGCTCTCAAAAAGAGGGTAAAACTTGGATGGAGCGTTTAGAGATAGATGACGCTATCCACAATATCAAAATGAAATTAAATGGGGTCAAACCAACAGATAGTCATATAGATTGTATTGGTTGCGGCTCGTAAGCACAACTATGAAATCACCATTCCAATTTATTGTAAGACCGTTCAACGGCAAAAGATACGACAACACCAAAGAAATAGAGGGTGTTGAATTTATAACAAGCACCTCAGAGGAAGACCACAAGTTTTCCAATCGTTATGCAGAGGTAATAGAAACACCATTAGGGTATGAAGGAGAAATTACAGTGGGTGACACTTTGCTTGTTCATCACAATGTTTTTAAGTATTACTTCGATATGCAAGGCAGGCAGAAGAGTGGTAAGAGCTTTTTCAAGGATGATTTATTCTTCATAGACTCTGAGCAATTCTTCATGTACAAGCATGATGGAGAATGGTGTGCATACGACAGGTATTGCTTTGTTGAGCCTATTCCTACAGAGGAATCATTCATATACAAGAATACAAAGGAAGAGCCACTAGTTGGTGTAATGAAGTACCCAAATAATTACCTATTATCCAAAGGCGTTAAGCCAGGTGATAGGGTTTGTTTTACTCCGGAAAGTGAGTACGAGTTTCTTGTGGATGACGAAAAGCTTTACAGGATTTACGACCATCAAATAACAATCAAACTATAATCATGGAAGACTCTAAGAAAATAAAGCTAAATATTATAGAAGCAGGTCACAGAGCTGTTGAGCAGCTAATAAAGGTTGCCAAGGAGGATATCATAAAGCACGACCCTGAAGACGATTTATCGGCAGACAAGCTAAAAAATGCGGCAGCAACTAAGAAGTTGGCTATATTCGATGCGTTCGAGATTCTTAATAGGATAGAGGCTGAGAAGGCTGCGTTGGAGATAATGGAAAAGGGTGCTAGTAAAACAGATACAAAGCAAGGATTTGCAGAAAGAAGGTCAAAATAGTCTATACACGGTATTGGAGGATGTTATACCTAAGTCTGTTCTTAATACAAAGAACAGGGCTAAGTCCTGGAAGTATGGGTACGATGAGAAGTATGACGTTGTTGTGATATCTAAGGATGGAACTATTGGAGAAATTATATCCATACAAGGTCTCGTTATAGCACTCCCAAAAGCACCGGAAAAATGTTTCAAGAGAAGCAAGAAGAAAGACGAACAGTACTGGGAGCGTCATGATATACCTGAACAGCTATCAAAGATACAGTCTATATTTCAGTGGAACGATATGCCTTCTGAATTTAAGAACAGATGGGTTGATTACATCGAGTCAGAGTTTGACAGTAGAGAGGATGGGCATTGGTTTATGAACAAAGGAGTTCCTACCTATATCACAGGCTCTCACTATATGTACCTACAATGGACAAGTATTGATGTAGGTTATCCTGATTTTAGGGAAGCAAATAGATTGCTGTATATATTCTGGGAGGCTTGCAAGGCTGACAAGAGAAGTTTTGGAATGGTTTACCTAAAAATTAGACGTTCCGGTTTCTCGTTTATGAGTTCTTCTGAATGTGTTAATACAGGAACACTCGCAAAAGATGCGAGAGTCGGAATACTGTCAAAGACAGGGTCGGATGCAAAGAAGATGTTTACGGACAAGGTTGTGCCTATAAACAGCAGACTTCCATTCTTCTTCAAGCCGGTGATGGACGGTATGGATAAACCTAAAACAGAGTTAGCCTATCGTGTTCCTGCATCAAAGATTACAAAGAAAAATATGTCGGATATATCCGATGAAGAGATTCAGGGGCTTGATACCACGATTGACTGGAAGAACACGGATGATAACAGTTACGATGGAGAGAAGCTTCTTTTGCTTGTACATGATGAATCAGGTAAGTGGATTAAGCCAAATAACATTCTAAACAACTGGCGAGTAACAAAAACTTGTCTTAGGTTGGGGAGTAAGATTATAGGTAAGTGTATGATGGGGTCAACGTCAAACGCATTGAGCAAGGGTGGTGACAACTTCAAGAAGTTATACGAGGATTCTTTAGTTTCCTCAAGGAATAAGAACGGACAGACTAAGAGTGGTATGTATGCCTTGTTTATTCCAATGGAATGGAATATGGAGGGATTTATAGACAAGCATGGTATGCCTGTATTTAGAGGCTCTGAAAAGCCAGTTATGGGGGTTGATGGAGAGATGATACACGGTGGGGCTATAGATTACTGGGAGGCTGAGGTTGAGTCTCTTAAAAGTGACCCTGACGGATTGAACGAATTCTATAGACAGTTCCCCAGAACAGAATCTCACGCATTCAGGGATGAGAGTAAACAGTCGCTGTTTAACCTTACAAAGATTTATCAGCAGATTGATTACAACGATACCCTGATATCTGAGCATCATTTGACAAGAGGTTCTTTTCACTGGAAGAATGGAATAAAGGACAGTGAGGTTATATTTAGTCCTGACAAGAGAGGTAGATTCTATGTCTCATGGACTCCGAATAAAAACCTTCAGAATAACTTGGTAACAAGAAACGGAATAAAGTATCCTGGAAATGAACACATTGGAGCTTTCGGATGCGATAGTTATGATATATCTGGTACTGTTGGAGGTGGAGGTTCGAATGGTTCGCTTCATGGCTTAACAAAGTTTAACATGGATGACGCTCCAAGTAATGAGTTCTTCTTGGAGTACATAGCAAGACCTCAGACAGCAGAGATATTCTTCGAGGATGTTTTAATGGCGTGTGTATTTTATGGTATGCCGATACTTGCAGAGAATAACAAACCAAGGCTTTTATATCATTTTAAGAATAGAGGGTACAGA